CTGGTTGATGTTCCGGAGCTTCCGGACGAGGAACAGCAGGGGTGGCCAGAATGGAGGAACCGATGAGAACGCGGAAGATAAGAACAGATATTCTGTATAATGGTGTGGATGCTAATGTGGATATTTCAGGTGTTTTAGCGGACTTTTCCTTTTCAGATTCCACCGAAGAGTCGGATTCGATTTCCTTGGCATTAAATGACAGAGAAGCAAAATGGTCTGGCGTTTGGATGCCAGAAAATGGCGATAAGATTCGGGCAGGGATTGTTTTAGAAAACTGGAGATATGAAGGGGAGCGGAAACAAATCCGCTGCGGGGAGTTTGTAGTAGATTCTTACCGGATTCAGGCTCCGCCGCAGAAAATAGATATCGAAGGAGTATCATCCCCAGTGAATCGAGATTTTAAAGAGACAGAACGGACTCAGACCTGGGAAAAAGTGACAATTCGCCAGATCGCCTCTGAGATTGCCGGGCGTTATGGTTTGGATCTTGTCTACGACACGGCTCAGGATATTACCCTGGAGCGGGAGGAGCAGAATGGAAAGACGGACAGCGTTTACCTGAAAGGGCTGTGCAATCAATATGGTTTAGGAATTAAAGTGTACGCTTCCCAACTTGTAATCTGGTCGTATGAAGAATATGAGTCAAGAGCGCCAGCGGCAGCCATATGGCCGAAAATGACACGAAAGTGGAGTTATAAAGGCAGTATCCAGGGAACCTATACAGGGGCCAAGGTATCCTACTCAGATCCACAGAAGAATGAAACCCTGGAGGCTTTTGTAGGAACAGAAGGAAGAATCCTAAGCGTAAATCAGAAAGCGGAAAGCATCGCAGATGCGGAGCGGATTGGAAAGAATGCCTTGAGGAATGCCAATCGGAAGGAAATCACCGCGGAGCTGTCCCTCTGGCCGGATATATCGCTGGCCCTTGCAGCTTCCCAGACCGTACAGCTGACAGGATTTGGAAAAATAGATGGGATTTATTTTGTGTCAAAAGTCCTGCATCAGATTTCTTCCGGCGGAGAGTACGAACAGGGGCTGAGCCTTTACCGGATAAAGGGAGAAGGGCGGACAGAAGAGGCGCCTGAAGAGGTTTCAGGGGGACAGGAAAGAAACTACATTGTGAAACGCGGCGATACACTCTGGGATTTGGCAAAGGCTTATTATGGCAGTGGAACCAAGTATACTATCATTTATGATGCAAACCGCGAAGTAATTGAAGCAGAAGCAAAAAAACGAGGACGTCAAAGTTCCAATGGAGGATATTGGATTTATCCAGGAACAGAATTGACCATTCCGTAGGAGGTGGAAAACGTGAATGAAATCAGAATCGGAAAGGTGTCTTCCGTTAATTATACGGCCGGGACAGTCCGAGTGGTTTATCCAGACAAAAGCGATAAAAGCACAGCGGAGCTCCCAGTGTTCTGCGGATTTGGAAAGGAATACCAAATGCCCAACGTCGGAGATTTGGTATTGGTAGTCCATCTGTCCAATGACAGCAGTATGGGAATTGCCATGGGAAAATTCTGGAACCAGTCCATGGCTCCGAAAAAAGGTGGGGCAGACGTATACTATAAAGAATTTCAAAAAGAAGGGGCAGCATTTTTAGAGGCGGCCGCCGGAATACTGAGGATTCATGCAGCTTCTCTTGTTCTGGAAGACAGTTCTGGCGCCATCTCTGTTTCGGAACTTCTTGCGATGAAAAGGAAGGTGGATTCTTTATAATGGCAAAGATAGGCACGTTTGGAAAACTTCGTTTTAAAATCAGTGATAGGGAAGCCTTGATATTTCAAAATATGAAACGGGAGCTGTCGGGAAAATGGAATCAAATGGAGCGAATCGGCCAGAAGCCTTTGGTATATTTTGGAGGAGCGGAGCTGCAGAAAATTACATTCACGGTTTTCTTGGATGCAGGCCTTGGAGTATCCCCCAGAGATTTATTGGAGGAAATGGAAGAAATGACAGAACGAGGGACAGCCGAGTATCTGATCATTGGCCAGAGGCAGGTAGGAGCTGGACGGTGGGTACTCGTAAAAAGCTCTGAAGCCTGGGATAAGATCCTCAATAAAGGCGAACTGCTCCGGGCGACAGCGGAATTAACGCTTCAGGAATATGTATAGGAGGTGCTGCATGAAAATTGTAGTACAGACAGGAGACGAGTCATTAAAGAATCAGATGCAGATGCTTCTGGAGACACGGGCCGGTTCCGTGCCGGTGGACAGGGATTTTGGAATCAGCTGGGAAGGCTTGGATGAGCTTCCAGAGGTGGCAGAAAGTTTATTTTATCAGGAAGTATTAAAAAAAGCAGAACGCTATGTTCCGGATGTTCGAATCCGAAAAGCTTCGTTTCAGACAGATGCAGCAGGACTTATGACGGCGGTGATCGAATGTGAAAGGAGGAGGGAATGAGCACGACAGTGAAAGAACGCCTGGAACAATATCCAGAAATTTCATTTATTGAAGGCATTTCGTTTGAGACTTTTTTATCCGATCTGCTGAAGACATACCAGGAACGCTACAGAGAGCTGACGGGAAAGGAAGCAGAACTACCGGAAGCAGATCCAATCCGATTAATATTGTACAGCTGTTCTGTGCTTCTCTATCAGGGACTGCAGTATATTGACAAGGCTGGAAAAATGGGGCTATTAAAGTACAGCAGCGGTGAGTTTCTGGATAATCTGGCAGCTTTGAAAAAGGTAGAGCGCAATCCGGCAAAACAGGCAAAAACAGTTCTGCGTTTTACGCTGTCAGCAGCGCAGCAGCAGGTCATCGGAATCCCGAAAGGAACGCGAGTGAAGGGACGGGATTTATTCTTCGCAACAGAGGAATATGGAGAGATTCCAGCTGGAGAAATGTCTGTGGAGATCCCGGCAGCCTGCCTCACACCAGGAGAGACAGGAAACGACTTTTTACCTGGAGAACTCCACACACTGGTAGATCCAATTAACTACATTGGAAAGGTAATGAATACAACGACAACCACAGGGGGAGAAGATAGAGAAAATGATGAATCATTGGCAGAACGAATCTATCTGTCGCCCTCTTCTTATTCGACTGCCGGGCCAGAGGATGCTTACCGCTACTGGGTAATGACGAAAAGCAGTGAAATTTTAGACTGCAAAATCTACTCGGAGAATCCGGGAGAGGTGGATATTTATGTGATGATGCAGGACGGAAAGCTTCCAGATGAAGGTTTTCTAAAAGAGCTGGAACAGTATTTATCGGATGACAGCCGAAGGCCTCTGACCGATTTGGTCAAAGTAAAGGCTCTGAAGGAGATAAAATATCAGATTGACGCGACCTATTATATCAAATCTTCAGACCGCGATATGGCAGAGGAAATAAAAAAGAAAGCAGAAAGCGCGTGCCAGTCCTATATTACCTGGCAGCAGTCAGCTATCGCAAGAGATATTAACCCCTCCAGGCTGATGTATGAGCTGATGCAGGCAGGCGTTAAATGGGCGGAGATCCGGAGCCCGGCTTTTACAGAGGTTACAGGCGCGAAGGTAGCGAAAACAGAAAGAGTCAATCTGGTTTATGGAGGACTTCAGGATGATTAATTTCAGAGAGGCTGACTTATTATCTGTTCTTCCGGATCATTTGGAACAGGTACAGACAGAGGCGCTTAGTGCAGCTGTAAAGGAGGGCCTGCAGAAGCTTCAGACATACAGCAGAGCAGCATCTGTATATGCAGCTATCCCAGAGCTTCCGGATGAAATATTAAATTTACTGGCTGTTGAACTTCGAACACAGTATTACAATCCAGAGGATCGAAGGGACCGGCGGGAAAAAATGGTAGAACAGACGCTTGCCTGGTATTTAAGAGGTGGAACAGGCTCTGTTCTTACGGAATATCTGGGAGCTTTATATCAGGGAGGCCGCCTGGAAGAATGGTATCATTATGGAGGCAATCCGTATTTTTTTAAAGCAATGATTGATCTGGATCTGGATGACGAAATAGAAACAGGAACGGGAGACAAGATTGCGGAACGGATTCGGGCTTATAAAAATGTGCGTTCTTGGCTGGAAGAACTGGCGTTTCATATCGGTATACAGGTTCCTGTACCTATCGAATATGAGAGTAAGATCCGGTTCTTTTCTGACTTCTATCCTCGTTTTAATCTGGCTGTTTTAAAACTGGATGGGACCTGGAAGCTGGACGGCGGCCGAAAATTAAACGGGTATGACAGCGACGAGACGCTGGATTTTTATCCGGTGGCTATGAGCATTATAGTGCCAGTTGCAGTTCCGGTTCAGATAACGCTGTCCTGCAGATATCAAATGACAGCAATGGAAGCCGTGAAAGCAGAGGCAGCATTAAAGGTGCAGGCTGGGGTGGAAGAAACTGTAAAGGCAGAGCAGAGAGCGTCTTTCCAGATGGCAGCGTCAGAATTAGTGCAGGCGATGTTATCCGGCAGCTGTTTTAAAATGATGGCAGAAGAGAGTATAGAGACAGAAGCTGCGCTGAACATATGCACGGAAGCGGCAGAGAATGTGAGAATGGAACAGAGGCTGACCTGTCAGTCAGGGGCAGAGATTTCTGTACTGCAGACGACTGCATCCATGTATAAAAAGAACCTGCTGAACGGCTCCTGGAAGCTGAATGGTAGCCGGAAGCTGGACGGCGGTCGGTATAATTTGTAAACGGTTAAGGCCGGGAAAGGATAAAAATATGGCAAGCAATAAAGGCGTAATTACAGAAACAGGCAGAAAAAAACTTTGTATGGCTCACGCAGGGGATGGCAGTCTTCCCAAAATCGCCAAGATGGTATGGGGAGACGGCGGTGTAGATGAGAAGGGAGCTCCCAAGGCCACCACCGGCACGGAGGTAGGTCTTTACAATAAGCTTTTGGAAAAGGCAGTAGAAGGACACAGCTATGTCAATGAGAAAAAAACCACCTGCCGGTATAAGGCTACCCTGGAAAAAGGAGAGCTGACAGGAAAAGAAATCTCAGAGATGGGCCTTTTAGATGCAGATGGGGATTTGATTGCATACCGTACCTTTACGAGGAAGGGAAAGGACGAAGATATCCCGCAGGAGTACGATATGGATGAAATTTTTTAGTGGAGGTACAGCATGGGAAATTTTGAGATTCAGGATCCGCCGATTTTCCAGACGGATATCACAAAATGGAGCCGGGAGACAAACGCCGACGGCGACGAAATGGGCCTGGATATGGAAAAGGTTTTTAACAATACCATATACAATAAAGCTCAGACAGAGAAAAATAAAAAGGAAATCGAGCGCAACGCAGCCTTAATCGAGCGGGAAAAGACTGTGACGACTGTGACGCTCATGGCCACCGGCTGGCAGGAGAAAAACGGTCTGTATATACAGACGGTATCCGTACCAGGAGCTGAGGCCGGTGCGGAGCCGATACTATACAGCGCGCTGGATGACGATGCAGACGCGGAAACCAGAAAGACATACAAGAAAGCGTTTGGGATTGTGAGCGGAGGAACCGGGGTGACAGGAGATGGAACTGTTACGTTCAAGGTGGACAAGAGACCGGCTACAGACTGTACAGTAGGGTTGAGAGGAGTGTAAGCTATGGGAAAGATTTGGATGCCAGGAGGCGGTGGCGGTGGAGCTTCTAGCGACGACTGTACGCTGATGAGAGCTGCTGTGCCGAAAGGTTTGACGGCAGTGACGGCAGATTCCGATGATGAGGCTTTGGAGGGAACTCTGGATACAGAGACAACATTGTCAGATTCGCAGGCCCTGAGCGGCCAGACATACCTGAAGTTTAACCCTCAGACGAAGCTCTTTGAGAAGCGGACTGGAGACATGGCCAATAAGGGAGCCTGGACCGGCAGTGTAGCCATGAATGGTTCCATTACGATCCCAGCAGGCTTTCATAACGGCTCCGGTAATGTGAAGGGGCCGGTCATTACAAACCGAGGAAACTACGGCGGCACAGGAAACAGCCGTGGAAATGATACATCCGGCAAACGGATGTGGGTGAAAGTACCGGGCGGATATTACAACGAAAATGCGCAGGTATTCCTAAACTGGAGCGACATCTGTTCGATGGCAGGGCTAACAGCGGACAAGCTTAAAAAGGATGTGTCGATAATGGGTATTATAGGAACTGTAGAACCTTATATACAGTCGGCAGATTTAAAACTCAATTTGGCTAAAACAGCTGGGACAAATGGCTCCTATTCTTCAGGTGATTGGGTTTCTTGCTATCCATCTAATGCCCATTTTTGTATTGGTAGAAATGATCCCGCTTTATTATTAGACGATTATAATTATTTAAGTGGAAACATCGAATTCGGAAATACAGAAAAATATCATAATTTTACTATTTATGTGGGGCTTAGTACAAATCCCTCTTTAACCTCATTCAATTTTGCAAAATCTTTTTCAGCTAGTTTTGCAAGTAGTATAACGACATTTAAACTAGATATTTCCTCTCTCAAAGGAAAATATTTTTTATATGCTGGGATAAAATTCAATGCAGGCAGTACCACAACTTACAGTGTCAGTGTTTATATGCGCCAAGTTAAGCTTTCATCGAATTAGTCATAAATAACATCATTTCGAAAAACTCTTAAGCTGTAGTTAAATATAATCTGTCTGGACCAAATTCATGTTCGAACTCTTTGTAATTGGCAGTGTAGGAACTAAATCCAAGATAAATATAATAGTTTCCTTTCAGTCCGGAAATATCAATACTATGAACTCCACTGGGAACTGTTCCGGAAAATTTAGCTGCATAATTATTTCCCTGTAAATTACTGTTTTGAGATACACCGACAAATACGGGAATCGAATAGGTTCCTATGCTTGTCATTTCAAATTTTAGATATTTGTAAGGAGTTAGATTAAAAGCTGTGTTGATTTTCGCACATCCTCCTGCTGTATAATTATTACCACGATAATTGTAGTATCGATCAATTGAAGGGCCACGGTTATCAGAAGCATATGCGCTATATGGTATTTTTCCGCCGGAAGTATCAGCCCAGGTAAGCGTCATACTGGGACCTTTAATGCTCCAAGAACTTCCAGTCCAAATATAATAGGTCTCAGGAATTTCTCCTACATAGGTTCCTGTAATACCCATTATCGCAAGTTGGGATGAATGAAGAAAAAACGAATGGAATAGATAGTAGATTTGTGGTATACTCTTCCTGTTACCGCCCCAATACTGGCATCTTGTTATCGCAGTTGTGGCAGGCGTGATTAGCCATCTCGTCTGCAAATGGTTGGACGGCGATAAGTAGTCGGTAATCAGCCTATGGTCTAAGCCGCCATAACAAAAGGAATAGAAAACCCCGGAGGTCGCAACTCCGGGGTTTTCGTCTGTCAGTCATTCATGTGGAAAGACTCACATCTCTTTAGCCTACTGGCATTATAGCATATGCGTATTTGAATTACAAGATACGTATGTGCTGTTTTTTTATCCAAAAATCAGGAAGGAGGCGAAAAAGGTGACACAGTCGGAAGTAGAAATTGCTCTGGAACGGTATCGCAACGAGATTGGCTCGCTGAAGCACCGGATGGACGAGGTGGAGCAGATTGTGGATGCCGTTCACAGCTTGGCCCAGCAGATGGTTGCCCAGACGTCGGAGATCCGGCATTTGAGTGAAAATGTGGGGGAGGTGAAAAAGGATGTGGCGGAGCTGAAGGCCAAGCCGGGAGCTCACTGGGAGAGCCTGATCACCGGGCTCATCGGGACGGCGGCAGGAGCGATTGGAGCGATATTCTTCAGGTAAGAAAGGAGACAACTATGGATTTTGGAATTGCAAGCGTGGCAGGAATCACGATGATCTGCTATTTGGCAGGCATGGGGATGAAAGCATCTGAGAAGGTAAAGAATGAGGTAATCCCCGTAGTTTGCGGATGCGCTGGAGCCGTGCTGGGAGTAGCCGGTATGTTTGTGATGCCGGATTTTCCGGCTCAGGACGTAATCAACGCGGCGGCGGTCGGCATTGCATCCGGTCTGGCGGCTACTGGAATCAACCAGGCAGTAAAACAGCTGGGAAGGAGGTGATCCCACATCTCCCGAAGCTTCGGCGGGTGATCCGGAGCAGACGCAAATGTGTCAAAAAGAGTAGAATCATACTGAAATCTATGATATAATGCTCTTCGCTGTCGAACCTCCAGCAGAAGGGAGGTGATACTGTATGGAAGAAATACTTCTCACATTTCTTGTTTCTGTCGGAGCAAGTGTAGTTGGCTACTACATATGCAAATGGCTGGACAGAAATAGATAGACAGCATCAGCATAATCGGAATAGCTCACCGTAACGAGCAAGAACCCCTCAGAGCGGCAACTCTGAGGGGTTCTTTTACTGCATGGAAACTTCTCACATTTCTTAGCTGTATTCATCATACCTTTTTTTGTCTGAAAAGTCAATGTATAGCTTGCTGATAATTAGAGCGTCCTTTTAATCAGGGACGTTCTTTTTATACAAAAATATTTTTTAAGGAGGACTCACTATGAGTAGAACACACAAATGCCCAGTACACGGAGAGAACGGATTTGACCAGGAGAAGGCAGGAACCCATATCCCTGATCCGATTGCGGACTGCACCTGTGACGTAGGAGCCACAGGCCCTGCAGCAGAGGGTAAGGGAAACACACCGGTAGGCCCTGGCCTGGAGGGATTAGGCAATACGCCAGTCGGTCCAGGCTTAGGCGGTGGAAATACGCCGGTTGGCCCAGGAAAATAGTTGCGACGTCGCAACAGGGGAGGCCTTCGGGCCTCCCGGAAAGGAGAATCATGGGAAGAGATATTACACAGTGCCATCCTCGCCTCCAGGAGGCTTTTAAGCAGCTGGCAGTAAAATGTAATGCTCAGGGTCTGACTATCGGGCTGGGCGAGTGTTTCAGGACAGTAGCAGAGCAGGATGCGCTGTATGCCCAGGGGCGGACGAAGCCGGGGAGTATTGTGACCAATGCAAAGGGATCCAGCTACGCTTCCCAGCACCAGTGAGGAATTGCCTTTGACTTTTACAGGAACGACGGAAAAGGAGCTTACAACGAATCAGGAGACTTTTTTGGCCGCGTTGGCCAAATAGCGAAATCAATCGGCCTCGGCTGGGGCGGAGACTGGACAAGCATCGTCGACAAGCCTCATATCTATCTGCCAGACTGGGGCAGCGGAACAGGAGTATTAAAGCAGCAGTATGGAACGTTCGAGC